GTCAATAAAGACGACCCCGCGCAGTAGTTCGTTAGTTTCCGTGTTTCGTAAGGTTCACAGGGTCCAGAGAAGAATCTCGATGAATGTGATCACCATGATGAACCTCCTTCCTATGTTCTTGTACCTCTGAATCAGCAAAGGTTATACTGAGCCATGGCTGAATTGACCTCCATTCTCATGAGCCCCCAAGACCGAAGAGACCGGATTCGCAGGCGGGTACTCGAAGGTCTTCAAGAATCGTTCCCGATCAAGTCCCGCAACAAGACGGTCGAGCTGTCCGACCTTCATTACGAGCAGCGGGACTTCAGTCCTTCAGAACAGAAGGAGGCCATCCTCAAAGGAGACACGCTTTCCGAGGTGGTAAGGGGGACGGTCATCCTGAAGGACGCGGACGGCAAGGTCATCGACAAGACCAAGAACTTCACGCTTGCCAGAGTACCTTGGTTCACGACTCGACACACTCTGGTCGTCGGGGGAAATGAATACTCAGTCTCGAACATGGTCCGGCCTAAGCCGGGAGTGTACGCACGCAAGCGCTCGAACGGAATTCTGGAGGCGCAGTTCAACGTCGTCGGCGGCAGCAACTTCAACGTGAGCATGGACCCTGAGAAGGGTATCCCGCACCTGGAGTACGGCTCGACGAAGATCCCGGTGTACCCGATTCTCCGCAAGGCTGGCATTTCCCACGACCAAATTTCCGCGTTGTGGGGAAAGAAGATGGCGGACCATAACCACACATCTACTTTCAAGAAGTCAGACCAAACCGTTGAGAAGCTCTACGGGAAGATGGTGCCGGAGTACGCAAGAAAGAAGGACGCGTCTTCGGACGAGATGATGAAGGAGATTGTGACGCGGTACGGGTTGGCCAAGATGGATCCTGAAGTCACGTCCCGCACACTCGGAAAAGCATACGGGACTGTGACCCCGCATAGCATTCTTGACGCCTCGGGAAAGATTCTCCGCATCTTCCGGCAGGACGCCGAAGTGGATGACCGGGACAACCTCGACTTCAAGAGCTTCCACTCTGTCGAGGACTTCTTCAAGGAGCGCATCAAGCTCGATGCGCGTGATATCGCAAGGAAGGCTGCGATCAAGGCTGAGGCTACCCCGGAGATCAAGAAGATCATTCCCGCGGGTCCGTTTACGCGGGGACTCATCCAGTTCATCAACTCCTCGCAGCTTGTCTCGGTTCCGACACAGACGAACCCGCTGGAGCTTGTCGATTCGGCTATGCGTGTCACGTCTCTCGGGGAAGGCGGCATCTCTACGGAGAGGGCTATCCCGATGGAGGCTCGACAAACGCACGTTACGCAGATCGGGGCTCTCGACCCGATCCGAACTCCGGAATCGTTCAGGGCCGGTATCGATATCCGGGCGTCCATGCGGGCTATGACCGACGAGCGCGGAAACCTGCACGTCCCGGTTTACGACGTAAAGAGCAAGAAGAATACCTACATCCGGGCCGGAGAACTCCAGTCGTCGGTAGTGGCGTTTCCCCACCAGGAGCTGAAGGGTACCGTAGACGCGTTGGTTGGTGGTGTGGTTCGACAGATCCCGGCCTCGCAGGTCCGCTACCAGATACCGCACTCGTCCGTGCTTTATAGTCCGACAACGAACCTGCTCCCGTTCCTGGAGTCGTCACAAGGCAACCGCGCCATCATGGGGGCGAAGCACCAGACGCAGGCGCTTTCTCTCATCGAGCGCGAGGAGCCTTACGTACAGGTTCGTTCGCAGACGGGTAAATCGTTCGAGAAGTTGATGGGTAACGTCATCAACCCTGTGGCGCCGGTGGCTGGAACCGTGGCGAAGATCGATAAGGATTTTATCTATATTCGTCCGGACAAGATCAAGCTTGGGGCAACAGGAGATGCCGCGCTCGTCAAGATCCCGTACGAGACGAATTTTCCCCTGGCGGCGAAGACGTTCCTCCACCACGACATCAAAGTGAAGGCGGGGGACAAGGTTTCCGCAGGACAACACCTCGGGGATTCCAACTTCACGAGGAACGGCACGCTGGCGCTCGGGAAGAACCTGAGCGTAGCGTACATGCCGTACTACGGCTACAACACGAATGACGCCGTCATCATCAGTGAGGCCGCGGCGAAGAAGCTCACCTCCGAGCGCATGTACAAGATCATCATCCCCCGGGATCCTGACCTCTCGTTCAACAAGGACAAGCACCAGGTCTATTACGGCAACAACTACTTTAAGGAGCAGTACAAGAACGTAGACGGGGAAGGCATCATCAAGCCTGGGATGACAATACATCCCGGGGACCCCATGATCTTCAGCCTGAGGAAGACGCAACTCACGTCCGATGACGTCATGCTCGGACGGCTGCACAAGTCCCTGGCACGTCCGTACCGGGACAGTACACATACGTGGGAGCATGACCATCCTGGTGAAGTCATCGACGTAGTGAAGACTGCGAAAAGAATCTCGGTCACGGTTCGTACGAAAGAACCAATGATGATCGGCGACAAGCTGAGCGGTCGATACGGGAACAAGGGTGTTGTTTCCCTCATCCTGCCGGATGACCACATGGTCACGGATGAGGCGGGAAAGCCTATCGACGTTATCATGACCTCCGCAGGTGTGGTTTCACGTATCAACCCGAGTCAGGTTATCGAGACCGCCGTAGGGAAGGTTGCGGAGAAAACAGGAAAGCCGATTCTCGTCGACAACTTTACCGGCAAGAACAACGTTCAGTGGGTCAAGAAGCTGCTCAAGGATAACGGACTCAAAGACAAAGAGACCGTAACCGACCCGACTACAGGGAAGAAGATACCCGGAGTATTCGTCGGTCGTCAGTACGTCTTCAAGCTCTTCAAGTCCACGGATACCAACTACAGTGCTCGTGGCGTGGACACTTACGACGTAAACCAGCAGCCCACCAAAGGCGGGGCACAAAGCGCGAAGGCTATCGGCAAGATGGAGTTTGACGCGCTGTTGGGCCATAACGCACGCAACGTTCTTTTGGAATCGGCAACCATCAAGAGCCAGAAGAATGACGAGTTCTGGCGAGCTCTACAGTTGGGGTATCCCACCCCGCCGGCAAAGGCGGCGTTTGCCAGCGACAAGTTTCTCAACATGCTTGTCGGTGCCGGGGTTCATGTTCACCGAGACAGCTCTCGCATTTCACTGTCTCCGCTCACTGACGGAGACGTTTTGCAGATGTCCGCCGGGGAGATCAAGGAGCCGACCCTTGTTCGTGCCAAGGATCTGCGGCCGGAAACAGGAGGACTCTTCGATCCCGTCACTACCGGAGGCTTGTCCGGACAGAAGTGGTCGCACATCACACTGGCCGAGCCGATTGTGCATCCCGTCTTCCGGGACCCTGTAAGGCGGCTTCTCGGGATGAACGGTCCCCAACTGGATAAGGCCATCGCCGACAAGGGCGGTGCTTGGATACAGGGGGAACTGAAGAAGATCGATCTCGACAAGAAAGAGAAAGAACTTCTTGAGACTATGAGGGGCAAGAAAGCCGACCAGCTCGACAACCAGCTCAAGCAGGTAAAGTACATACGTGCTCTCAAGGCCCAGAAGCTCACCCCGGACAAGGCATACGTGATATCGCATGTTCCGGTAATCCCCCCGGCTTATCGTCCGGTTCTTCCGGGACGTGGCGGGTCTGAGCTGATGTACGCCGATGTCAATCCCCTGTACCGGGATCTGGTTTACGTGAACAACCAGTTCAAGGAAATCAAGGAGTCAGGTGCCGTGCCTGACGAAGAGAAAAACCTCCGTCCGGTTCTTCATGATGCGGTGGGCGCGGTATTCGGTACCGGTGATCCCATTACAACCAAATCACAGGCGAGAGGGCACAAGGGGTTTCTGACGTACATTGCGGGGGTGTCCAGCCCGAAGTACGGATACTTCCAGTCCAAGCTCATGAAACGTACGCAAGACGTGGCGGGCCGCGGGACGATCGTCCCAGACCTGACCCTCGGGATGGACGAGGTCGGTATCCCGGATGACATGCTTTGGACTATGTGGGAGAAGTTCGTCATCAAGAGGCTTGTCGGTCAGGGTTACAGTGCGATAGACGCCCAGAAAATGGTCAAGGACAAGCACCCGGCCGCGAAGGAAGCGCTCATGCGCGAGACGCGGGAGCGCCCGGTGATGTTGAACCGAGCACCGACACTGCACCGCTTTAACGTTATCGCGTCCTACCCTCGACCCGTTCCCGGCAAGACAATCCGCATCAATCCCTTCATGGAGAAGGCGATGAACGCCGACTATGACGGGGACACCATGCAGGTCCACTCTCCGGTTAGCATGAAGGCTGTTGATGACGCCAAGTCCATGACGCTGTCGAACCTGCTCTTCCACGACAAGTCGAAGACCAACCTACTTGTGTTCCCGGAGATGGAAGCTATCATGGGTGTGGATCATGCGACTACCGTGGACGAGAAGAACACACCCATCAAGTTCAAGACCACGGGAGACGCGGTGAAGGCGTATCACGAGGGTAAGATCAAGCTGGGAACACGGGTGACGATTGGCAACTGAAGGGACAGCTAAGATCACGTCTGGACTCGAACTCACGAAAGATGAGGTTCGCCAGTACTACGCTCGTCCCGAGGTTCAACGAAAACTCCTGCCGTATCTCCGAGGTCATGATCTTGTAGTCGGGCAATCGGCGGGGCCGAATTCCCTCATCTACAAGCGCTACATCAAGGGGGAACCTATCCGGGTCAACTCTCCCGCGGACCTGGAGTGGTACGGGTCTCGCCGGCATACTGAGTTTCATCCTACTATCGGCACGCGTACAAATGAGCTGTGGGTGGACATCGATTCTGGTTCTTCCCGGGACCTGTCGTCTGTGAAGACCCTGGTCCCGGAAGTCGAGGATGCTCTTCGGCGAATGCCGCAGGTGAAGAACACCAACATCGCATTTTCGGGCGGAAGAGGGTTCTACGTTCGGGGTGAATTGGACAAGCAGTACTCGACACACGAGATACGCGAAAAGCTGAAAGCCGCTGTCCGTGGTCTCGCCCAGAAAAAGGAAGACGTAGTTGTTGATCGTCCTCCAGGAATCGACGAGGTTCGGCTAGACGTATCTACCTTCCACGAAAAAGGGTCGATCCGGGCCCCGCACGCTCTCCATAGTGAAACAGGGTTCATTTCAATCCCTCTGACACGGGAACAGCTGCACGGGTTCGACCCGATGGTCGATGCGAATCCCAGGAAACTCACCATGAAGAAGGAATTCGCCCCTGGCATTTCGATGAGTCGTGCAACTCACGACCTACCAGAACTCAAGGATAAGACGTGGACGCTGGCGGTGCAGGCACACAATGCACGCAAGGCGGGCATGCATTGGGATCTCCGGTTGGTTGACCCGAATACGACACACGCACATTCGTGGGCGATACCGAAGTCAAAGCTTCCCAGTCCAGGAGATGCCCCTATTCTTGCGGTACGTACACCCACGCACACGGCGCAGTACGCACTGAATTACGGAGCGAAAGGTCCGAAAGCAATCCACGAAGGTTACGGTAAGGGCATGGTGGAAATCGTCCACAAAGAGCCGGTTACCGTGCTATCCTCGCAGACGGACAAGGTGAAGTTCGAGAGAACGGTTAACGGACTACCTCAGCAGTACGTGCTGTTTCAAGCAAAAGGGTCTTCGTGGATGATCAAGAACATCACGAAACCCGCGAAGGAGGCGAGCATGACTCCCTACACCCGTGGCCGTTACGCCGCGCTCTTGAAGTTGGGTCTGGCGGATGGTGTTCAGGAGCGACCCTCTACGTTTGAAGTACCCGTACCGATCGAGGCGCATGACGATCAGATGCCCGCAGGACAGCTCGCCGCAATGATGTCGCAGATGCCAGAAGCGATGACGCATTCCGAAGCGCTGAAGACCAAGGGTGAGAATGTAGAAGGCCACCTGAACCGGAATACGGTATGGAGCGAGCCTCACCCCATCACGAATGATATGGCGACCGGGCCGTCTCCGGTGATGCCGGGAAGATTCTAGGATGTCTACGACGGACACCTTGGGGCGACACCTGGTTAACGCGATTCTTCCGAAGGACTACCAACTGACTGGTCCTACCGGGAAGAAGATGCTGAACCAGTCCATGGCCGTGTTGGCCAAGAAGGACCCACACCTGTACGTAGACACGGTGGCTAAACTGAAAAAGGTAGGAGACCGTCTCGCTACCTTGGAAGGTTTGTCCATCGGTTTGGACGACATCGAACCCGATTACAAAACGCGGGATTCGATCATGAAGCCTCACGCACACAGGTTCAACCAGTCAATAACCGATGACAGGAAGCGCGAGATCGTAGAAGCAGCACAGACGGATATGCTGAAGCACGTGATGGCACATCCCGGAACGTTGACACAACAAGTCCGAAGCGGCGCCAAGGGAAATCCTGTCCAGTACATGAAGATAGTGGGTTCTCCGGTTTATGCTCGTGATGCGCACGGAAAGACCGAGCCTTGGATGATCCACCGGTCTTACGGCGAGGGCTTGAAGTCTTCCGACTACTGGGTGGCAGGTAGCGAAGCCATCCTCGACACCATCAAATCTTCCGTCTCGGTGTCCGAGCCCGGGGAGCTCTCGAACATCCTCTCCAGCAACATGCGGAACATTATTGTGACGGAGGATGATTGCGGGACGTCAAACGGCATTCTGATGTCCGCCGATAATTCCGATGTAGTAGACCGCTTCCTGGCTCGTGACGTTGGGGGGTTCAAGCGGGGAACACTCATTACCCCCATGGTACAGAGCAAACTGAACAAGGTTCAGAGCAAGATCCTTGTCCGGTCTCCCATGACGTGTGAAGCCGGTGACGGGGTCTGCCAGAAGTGCCAGGGTCTCGACGAGAAGGGACAGATGCACACGCACGGGACCAACGTAGGTGTGCGTGCCGCGCAAGCCATGTCTGAACCCCTGACGCAGTTGGCGCTCAACGCGAAGCACGGTGTGCGTACTGCGAAGGACGACCGCGTTCAAGTTCACGGCCTTCAGGGGGTGCGGCAGATCATTCAGACCCCGCACCAGTTCATCAACAAGGCGACGCTGGCCGAGCGGGACGGTAAGGTAACAAAGGTGGAGGCCGCCCCTCAAGGCGGGCACTTTGTCTATATAGATGATCATCAACACTATATAGTGCCTAACCTCGGGGTTACCGTTACTTCGGGACAAGTAGTCGAGAGGGGAGACGCTATCAGCCAGGGCGTACCCAAGCCGGATGAAGTTGTGAACCACAAGGGTCTCGCGGCAGGGCGGCTTTACGTCGTAAACACGCTGAAGAACATCTACAAGGACCAAGGACAGGATCTGGATTCCCGGCACTTCGAGATTCTCGCTCGTGGTGAAATGAATCACGTGCGCATCCTCGACGACCCGAGCAACAAGTTTCTCAAGGGAGACATTGTCAGCTATAACCACCTCAGGAGTGCCTTGAAGTCCGGCGTAAAGGACTTGCCTGTAAACGACGCGCTCGGGGAGACCTTAGGAAAAGAGTACTTCCACTACTCGGCAGGGATGAGAATCACACCTCCGATGGTAAAGTTTCTCAAGGGCCAAAAAATAGACACAATTACGATTGCCCCGAGAGCCCCGACAGTACAGTTCATCATGAAGCCGGCAACGACTGCCCCGCTTCTTGACCCGGACTGGATGGCGCGTTTGGCACACCGCGATATCAAGTCGTCGATCTTGCAAGCGGCTCATTTTGGTGAGACAACTGATGTACATGGAACGAGCCCTGTACCAGCATACGCACTCAGCAGCCCCGAATTCGGAAAGGGCCCGAAGGGTAGGTACTGAGAGATGAGCGCGACGTACGAGCGTGGATACCGACAGGCCCTCTCAACTCTGGGCATGGCGAAGTTCGCGAACCCGGTGGCCAGATGGGTAGCCCAGAAGGCCCCGGGCTTTCTGACGAATGTAAGGCATAACATTATCGGCCAACCTATCCGGGCGTACAAGCAGCTCCGTCAGGGAACGCTGTTCGGCAAGGGCGGGCTTGTCCGCTCTGGTCTCTCGGCTCCGACTTGGGGTAGCAAGCTTCTGCTCTACGGAATCCCGGCGGGCATGGCGGCATATACCGCAGCGGGGGATGATCCGGACAAGTACGAGCAGATCGGCGGGTTGGCTACGTCCACGCTTGCCGGCGGAGCGGCCTTCGGTCCTCTCGGAATGCTCGGGGCTATGGCCGCAATGCCCCTGGCTTCAAGAGCTGGGCGGCATCTCGGTGGCGGGGTACGCCATCTGGTAACCGGACAGCCGTCTCAGGCAGAAGGTCCGGCACCGAAACCGATACACGAATTGCCGCCCCCGTTCGAAGGTCCCAGACCTTATCCGGCAGTCCAGTACGGACAGATGGCGGGGCTGTTGGGGAGTGGAACCGGTGCTTGAAAAAGATATTGAAGGTGAGAATAAAACCGCATACACTTGCGGTTGTATTGTAAAGGACGCGATTGACAGATCGCTGTAAACAACAGAGGAGTCAGACCATGAACCGCGTGCAACTTCTGAAACTGGCATACGCCCGTGGGGCGTTCCTTGCTCTCCAAGAGGCAGGCTACCACGAGAAGGTGGCCGAGGACCTCGCACTCAAGATCGCAAACCGGGACGCCCTTGACGTTCTGGAGGACGTGGGCATCGGTGCCGGCGTTGGCGGTCTCGGCGGCGCGGCTCTCGGCGCAGGTGCAGGTGCCCTCACGGGCCGTTTCGCACGGAGCATCCCTGGCGAAGCTCGGCTCCTGAGCATGTCCGGAGCCCAGAACCCGACCCTGCGTCGGGCACTCGGCGCAACCGGCTACGTCCCCGAGGCGCTGTCGTCTGACATGATCCACGCCATGAACAACCCCGAATTCGCGTCGCAGGCCGCGATGGCCGGACAGATGGGTTCGGAGGGTGCGGCGATGGCCGATGCGCGGATCACGGATGCGCTGCGCAAGTCTCAGTACAACGGCCCCGGTGGCATTACCGGAGGCTCGCGCATGAGCACTAGGGATCCGTTCAGCATGCCGGTTCGTGGGGCAATGCAGTACGGTGCCGCAGGTCTCGGAGCGGGCGCACTCGGTGGCGGGCTCGTCGGCGGTCTGGCGGGCGAGTAATCGCACGTCGAACGGAGGAAAACAAATGGGACTCTTCAAGCGAGCACATATCCGTGGAATGTCGCACCGGCTGTCGGCGCTCGGCCTCGTGACCTGGCCCACCAAGCAGGCAGAGGAAATGGCGTGTGACATTGTCGCTGACGACTTCAACGACCAGGAACTGCGTGAGGTCACGGCAGAAGACGGTCTGACTCCCAAGGAGGCCGCCCTCGCGGTGCGGCGCCTGGCACAGGTGGCCAATGACCTCTCGGTCAAGACCGGTGGTGCCCGCGACGTGGGAGTCAACAAGTACGCCGCCGAGGTCGATCCGATCCAGGCCGCGTATTACGCGGCGGACTGCGTCATGGTGAAGGCAGCGGAGGAAGCCGAAGCCGGGAACATGGTGACCGGTGACGGACGCTTCCAGCACGAGATGGCGGCAGGGGTTGGGCCGGTCGATGCATCCAAGAACCCGTCGAGCGAGTGGGTGGGCGAGAAGGGCACGACCCGACTCGACACGTCTCCCGGCGCGGTCGGGGCAGAGCGCCCGCAGGAGAACAAGCCCGGAGCATCGGACGTGACTCCTGCTCAGGTTGCGAAGCTGTCGGCGTTCCTGTCGAAGCTGTCCTCGGGTGAGATGGCCGCGGTGGGTACGCCCAACGAGCCGAAGGACAACCTCAAGACGCCGGGAACGTTCGCACAGGGCAAGACGACTCAACCTCTGGGACCCCAGATGGGTGAGCAGAAGCCCAATCCCGCGAAGCAGCAGACCACGGCGGCTACTCCGAACGAGCCCTCGAAGCTCGCTCGTGCCATGAGCGTTCTCGCCAAGCTCTCCGAGGAGATGGAAGCCGAGGAGAAGAAGGAAGAGGCCGCTGCGGAACACGAGAAGAAGGAGACCAAGGAAGAGGAGGAGAAGAAAGACGCTCCTCCGCCTTTTGAGCCGAAGACCAACGAGACCGAGCAGAAGTCTGCGGCTGTCATCTCCGCTCTCCAGGCTCTCGCTGCCGCCGTTCAGTAACCGGATTTTCCCTTCCCTGATAACGACATCCCGGATATACTTCCCACGTAGAGGTCTGTTCTTTACGAGGAGGAACTGGTATGCCCGACACGATGTCGATGTCCCCGCAAATCCAAGGTTTTGGGGATACGCCGCCCGCTGAACAAGCAGAGCAGATGTTCAAGGACCGGTTCACGCAGATCGCGTACAGCGTTTTGTCGTCGAAGTTCTCAGAGCTGGTCCCAGAAATCGTGACTCTGAAGATCCTCGACGTAAACGCGGATAAGGGAAACGCTGTCGGGGCGTTTATCCTTCTCAGAAATGAGAAGCCCTTGTACATCCCAGTGGTCATGACCAACGGGCAACTCAAGCCGTTGGACATGTTCTACTATAAGGACTTGAACATCTTCCTGCCGCTCTCTCCTCAGTGGATAGAGGAAGTCGCGAAGATGTCCTTGAACTCGATGGGAGACAGCGCGAGCATCCCAGAAGAAGTGCCGAGGGACGTCAATATCCGCGACCTGATTCTCCCTCCCGCTACACTTACCGGGCGTGTTGGTTGCGCGTCGGACCTCAATCACGGCGTGAAGAAGATGTTCAAGGAGGCGCTCGACCACACGATCGAGTTCCACCCACGGTTCCTGGACGTGCTCCGCGATTCCCCGAAGCCTGTCCTCGACGGGATGAAGCTCGCGTTTCAGCAGCACCCCAGCATGCTCGAAAAGTTCGTCGGCAATTACGGGGTAAAGAATCTCGTACAGGCGTTCACGGACGGCTACGAGAAGAATGCACGGGCACAAAGGCCCGCCGTGAAGCAGGGGTCGGTCATGGTCGTGAGCCGGGATGACAGCCCGGACACGCTCAAGTCGATTTTCGGGAAGCAGGCATCGTTGGCGTTCCAGAAGGTGCTTCGTGACGGGTTTGCCATCAAGGATAGCCGTCGTGGAATCCGCAAGGTTGCCATGAAGGTCGAGCACCCGCAGTTTCTTGCTGAACCTGGAGCGATGCCCGGGTGGTTCAGGCTCTACTTTGTGGACGGGCCGGCAGACATCTACTACGTTATCCCGATCAAGCTGCGTTGCCAGATGTCCTACCCGGTTACCGCAAACGTTCAACACGGAGAAAACGACCACCCTCAGCCGTTCGAGTATCTGGTCATCCACCGTGATCTGAAGGAGGCGTGGACAGCGCCTCAGGTTGTCGGCGAGCGACTCAACGACACGGAAGAGCTGTTCGAGAATTCCAAGCTGTACCGGTTGCTTCACGGGTCGTCTCAAGGCGAGACGGTGCGTCCTAAGGCTTACGGCCTTTTCATGCACCTGACCGATCGTGGAGCTGAAGCGACCAAGCCGATCACCATTGAAAAGGTAATGGACAGTGGTGGCGTGAAGAAGATCATGACGCGCTGTGGGAAGATCTTCGTCATCGACCAGGACCCGTCCCGGAAGCGTATCAGCCCCAAGGTCCACGACGACTACTCCAGCACCATGGTGTTCTTGCCGAATACCGTGAAGTGGGTGGAGCTCGCCAGCGGCGTTGACAGCAGCGACAAGGACCCGTCTTGTACGTGGAGTCCGGCGTACCGAGAATCCCGGCGCAACTCGATTATCAAGGACCCCAAGGTTCTTCTGCGCTGGCTCAACGTGAAGCTCCAGGATTCCGGGTCTCCGGTAAACGTGAAGCGGGCAGAGCTCGATACCTGGTGGGTCAACGATTGCTCGACGCCGCTCTCCCTGCCAAAAGCACTGGCGAAGGTCGCTAACGAGTACGGCGTTTCGATTCCTGATGCCGCGGGCATTCTGACCGATGCGGCGCTCAACGGACGCTCTTACTCGTTCGTGTTCGACAAGCAGGCGGCGGACCGTCTGTTTGGTGGTCTGCTGAAGTGCGCCCAGCCCGGGCAAGGACAGACGGCCATGCCGGCTCCGGGCGGTCCTCCTCCAGGAGGGCCTGGCGGTGATCCGAACGCGATGCCCCCCGGTGGAGACCCCAACATGATGGGCATGGCTCCGCCGCCACAGTCGCCGATGTCCCCAACCGACCTGGCGATTGCCGAGGTGATCCAGGGGTTGCAGCACCAAAACGACCTGATGTCGCAGCAGCTACAGGCTCAGATGGAGCAACAGCAGCAAGCGATGACCATGCAGCAGCAGAGCACTCAGCAGCTGATGGAGGTCTTGCAGCACATTCAACAGCGCTCGTCTGAGATTGGTGGGGCGACGGGTGGTGTGATTCCGGCAGGAGCCGAGGGCTCTCCGGCTGCCGCCGCAGGTATGTTGGCGCCGGTGCCCCCACCTGAGGAGCAGCCGCCGCCGATGCCGGTGATGTCTCAGGAATCACAGAACCCGGAAATGATCGCGGCGCAGATCAACCCGCAGATGGTCGAGCAAGCTTCTGACCTCCAGGATCAGGGCGTGTTCGATACCGCGGCTATTGCGATGCTCGCCGCATCCTCGGCGCTGCAAGATGTCGTGGCGTCCTACATCCCGGACATGGAGAAGTGCCTCGACAAGATGGAGCGCACGGTTCTCACCATGTGGATGAAGGAGCCAGAACTGAAGAAGGCGATCGGCGATGAGGCTTTCATCTCCATCGAAGACAAGCTCCGTTCGGTGAACAAGAATCTGGGCGAGGTGATCCTGTCGCTCAGCCACACCGCACTGAACGTGAAGTCTGACGTGGAACGCATGCAGCAAACAGCAGGTGTGAGCTCAAACGTGCAGTGATGTTTCATGAGTGCGTCCCAGACCGGAAGTGGCGACAGTATTGCCAGCTGAAGGAGAGCAAGAAGGCCATTGCGGATCCCTTGCTTCAGAAAGTGGACGCAGTCAGAAACGGCAAGCTCAAGGACGATGAGGTGGAGTACGTACTCGACCTTATTGAGAATCCTGACCACAAGGATTCCGTCATTGCTTTTCTTTTGAGCGGTGCGGAGATTTCCGTGATCTCCACTTGGTTGTACATTCCCGTGTCGGTGTTGGATCTCTTTTGTGAGCTGTGTTTCAACAAGTCCGAATTTCGAAACAAGCTGGAGATCCGCAGTTACGCCAAGTACTACGCGCAAAGCATGGCGCAACTGGCAAACGCCGATCTGATAGCTTCTGCCATTCTGCTTGGTCCAGAGTACATGATGTACCATTTCCAGCAGGGCTCGGAGAAGGTCTCCATGGACCCGCGGGACTTTGCCCGGAACCTCATCAACCAGGCATTCCACATGAGCCGGGTTGCCCGCGGGAACTCCATCAACTCCCCGGCAACGAAAGAAGCCTTGCGCTGGTTGAACACAGCGGCGAAACTACTCACAGGATACGACAAGGTACCTGGAGATGCTGATTCTGATGATGACAATGAGGCCATGGTGGCGATTGAATCTGTGCGCCTCACCAAATCTCAGGAAGAGTACTACGCCGAAACCGGCGGTCCTGTAGAGATCATGCACTGAGGAAAGGAAAACACGAGATGTGGACCCGGAAAGAATACGAGAACGCGGCTGAAGAGATTTCCCTGAAGTACGCAGAGAGCAAGGGTGCGACGAGCATCAACAAGCTCGCTGAGGACATGTCCCGGACTGCTTCTCTCAATCCCGACGGTATCCGCACGATGGTCCGTCTCGCCAACGTGTCTGTATTCGAGAAGCTCTTCTCCGCGAAGACAGGGGAAGACCGCATGATCGAGTACGAGCCGGGAGACGCCGAAGTCGTTATCAGCAACATCTTCTCGGCGGAGAAGAAGGCGTGCATCGAACATCTCACGAACGCGGATTCCTATGACCGCTACCAGGACTACTACGGAGACCTGAATCCGATGACGAAGGTCGCCAATTCGGACGAGCACTTCCTCGGGAAGAACGAGAACAAGACCCCTACCCGCCAGGAGGCTAAGTTCGTCGTCAGCAAGGCTCGTGAGAAGCTGGCCGAGGAAAAGGTCATGACGGAACATCGCTGGCTCTCCGCCATGGAGAAGCTGGCTGAGAACGCCAAGCTTTTTGCTCAGACCCCGGCACAGAAGGCGAGGTTCGAGAAGCTTGCCGTTTCTGCGTTGGGGGAGCAGGTCATCCCTGAGCTGAGAGCACTCAACAAGTTTCTTGGTCATGGGGTGGACGCTCCTCTTTTCGGGGGAGAGAAGCTGGCGGACGTTCTCGACCGTTTTTCAACGAGTCCTTCAAGCCAGGATCGTTTCATGCTAGATTTCATTGAGGGCGCTAAGCATGCGCGTGTCGAGATACGGAACCTGACGCACGGAGTCGACGTTCTCGACGGAAAGTTGGCGAAGCTGTAATGAAGGGCCTGCTTTCAATCCCGGTCAAGGCTGGTCGTTTTGCGGCCAAGCATCCTGTTCTGACGGCCGGGACAGCAGGAGTCGGTGTTGCCGGGTACGGGACCTTGCAACACGCCAAAGCGGAAGAGCAGGCAATCAGAGACAACTACGCGGGAGCTCCCATGGGAAAATACGTCTTCGCGGAACTGGAACGGTTCGAAGATCGCAAGGGCTATCTCGACGAGAAGCTCGCTTTCGAGAAGGTAGCAGTCGTCTTCGGAGGTGAGAGAGACGAAAAAGGCGGTATCGCCTGGGCTCCTACGATCGGGGCAGACCTGTCTGGAGGTTTCGGCAAAGCCGTAGGACAGCAGACTGTCGGCGGGATCGCCTCCCTTCTCGGAAGCGTGGCGGATAGCCTCCGGGACAAGATTGTTCTCGCCCCCAAGCGCGAGGCCATCTTCACCCACCTCGTTCAGCATGATCCTGTGATCTCCCAGTACGAGGCATCCCAACCGGGGTCTGCTGCGCGTGCGTACATGTCCATGAGCCGGTTCGCTCCTGAACTCAGCACGGACCCCAATGTAGTGACGTCCTTCCTGCGCGAGACTGCACAGACGGGCGGGACGCTCAATCACGTGACCATCAAGCAGCTTGCTGAAGCGGAAGCTGCTATCCAGGCCGCTACGGGAAGAGGAGGACGGAGATGACCTACGAGGAACTGTCGGCTGTAGTTCCCGAGAGCGTGAAGCTCGCTACTCGGAATCACCAGCTGCATCATGTTGTGTCCCGAATGACGGGACTCCAGGACTTCTCTTTCGGGAAGGTTGCGGAGTACATGGGTGGCATGATGTCCGCGAGGCAACACCGGTGGCAGCCAGTGCGTGAGGGCCTTCTGGCGCTCTCCAAGCTGAGGTGATTTCATGGCGCTTTTCGCACACGAAGTCTCACAGGTTCTCCATAGCATGGGGACTCTGGAGGAATTCGCCGTTAAGACGGCGGAAGTAAAAGACGTGGCGCTCATCGGTGCGAATAACGCCAATGCCGCCATCGCTCTTTACGGCGTAATGGCCAAAGAGGCGTCTTTCCTTCCTGACGGCTCCAACCCATACCGGATGTGCCGGATGGTATCGAAGTTCGCCCAGGATCTGGGGAAGCCTACTCTCGACGCTGTCACGCAACTGAAGATCGCCGCGGCAGTCGCAGTGGACGACGCGTTCAATACCGTGCTCTCTTCCGGCACCGCCGATCCGGAAAAGGCGAAAGTCGCAGAACTGCAATCGTATGGGCGGGAATACATCGCGGAGCTTTTGCGCGAGGTCATCTAGTGGACAAGATCATTCATCTTGAGCCTTACTTCCCGAAGACCGGCGAGCTCACGGTGCAGCCCGTTCTTCTCTGGGCCAATGGGCGTCCCTGTTACGAAGAGATCACCAAGTACGCCAGTGTAGGGCATGACTTCTTCAAGACCGTGACGCCGGTGCCAGGACACTCGTTCGTCTACGTTCTCGCGGTCAGCGGATGGGAGTTCTACGGGGAAAACCGTAACGGAGACAGTTTTCCTGAGTTTCCTTTCAAGGAGACCGAGAACCCGCCGTGGATTGCTGCGGACGAGACGTTAGTACACTACTACAAAACGTTCGAACAGTTCGGGATGAACTACCGCCACCACGTGAACAAGGACCCGGCGAAGGCGGTAGGGAAAGTCGTCAAGGCTTTCTGGAATCCCGCGATGCACCGGGTCGAAATTCTGATTGATCTCGATAATGCGCGGGCTCCGGACTTGGCTGACCGCATTGCGGCCGGCGAGTACCCGCCAGTAAGCATGGGGACGCGGGTTCCATACGACGTTTGCAGCATTTGCGGAAACCGGGCGCCAACACGAGCCCAGTACTGCAACCACCTGCGATTCCAGATGCGGGACGTCATCAATGGGATGAAGGTCTCCGCACTGAATCCGCGTCCCAAGTTCTTTGATATCTCCTGGGTGTTCCGCCCGGCTGATCCGATTGCCTTCATGATGAAGAAGGTGGCCGAAGAACGCCCGTACGAAATCACCGGAGCCGAAGCGGGTGAGTACATCAGCCGTCTCAATGACTTCAAGGCTGCTGCGCATAAGATGGCGGTTATCGACAAGCTCGTTCAGGGGTTGCCGGTTGACTCTCGTACTTCAGGGATGGACCCGACTGAGTTGCAGAACATGCAGAACTGCCGTCCGGTAGCTATGCAGCTCAGCCGGTCATCCGTGGATCTTCCTGATGACATCATGAGCGGCATGTCTTCCTTGTCTATGCCGCAGATCTTCTCCACCATGGCGGCAAGGGGCATGAGTCCGACAACGCCCGAGGTTGTGAAGATCACAGTCATCAAGGTCTACAAAACCAGCCCTGCGCCCGGGGTTCTCGACAAGTCCGTAGCCCTACAAAACGGAATTTTCGGGCTTCTGGAAGACCATCCCCAGATCATCCAGCAGCTCATGGACTCGGGTGCCCTCTCTTTGGGTCCACAGCATGTGCATCAAGGACTCTTCGATGCTCTCGGTCCTCTCATGGAGAAGCGTTCAGGTATCGGGGAATACCTGAAGAGACGAGTCGTTCACGAGAGGTGGCGAGACGAGCCGGCGTACACCACTCCGCTGTCTATGACCGATCCGGTTACCGGACAGCAGTACGGCACTACTCGGGGAGCGGCCATCTTGGCACATGATGAGATTGCCAAACGCAATCTCTACAAGATTCTCGGGGGGACAGCGCTTCTCGGAGGAGCGTACAAGGTCATAACCCATGGGTTGGGTCCTAGCCGCGGGTGGATGAAACCGCTGGTGGCCGGAGGACTCGGTGCGCTGGGTTACACCATGCGTCCGACCATGGGACCCCACTACATGACTGACCAGGGAGTGCCGATCCCCACCAATACTGAACTGGCGAAAGTGGGCTCTCTCGGAGGATACGCCCTCCCGTTCGTCGGTACTTTGGGGTTGATGGCACTACTGGGACATGATTACAGTTCCCGAATGCAGGATGGAATCCCTATCGGTCACCCCGCCCTCCCGCTGTCCCGACGCATTCTCGATCAGGTCGAGCAGGCGTCGTACGAACACCCGTTCATCGCTGCGGGAGTAGGGACACTCGGGTTGAAAGGCTTGGGCGCTAGTCGCTTGGGTCAGTGGGCCAATAAGAGAGTCGCCAACCCGCTCATGGATATCGGGAGCGACATCGCAGGAAAGTCCAAAGAAGTTCTGCGCGGCGTATCGAGCGGAGGAGTTAAGGTTTCCACGTGGCTGGCTCATGAACTTCCGGTCCCCGCGGATACCGTAACGCTTCCTGCGGTGGATCTTGACAAGCTCGCTGAGCACATTGGGTGGTTGATCGTGGAGGGTTAGTTCCCTCTTGTGGATTCGAACAAAGCGTCCTAATATAGACGCGACACCTGGCGAAAGAGGTAAAGACATGCTCGTGGACAAAATTCTGGATGAAATCGAGGCCCAAGAGAAGACGGCGGCACAGGCAGCTCCGGACCCTCGGCAGGTTGCAGAGAGCCAACTGTCGAGCGCTCTTGGCGAAACCCTGAGCAAGGTTGCTTCCCAGGCGGCGCCGGCGGCGGGCGACCCGGTTCGTGACCTGTTCAAGATGGCCGAAGATGTGGCCAACGCCGAGAAGCAGGGAGAAGTCCAACAGGCAGCTCTCTGCGGCCGGGCGTTCGCACATGCGGCGATCAACGAGTTCGCGGCATACGACAATGCGGCCAAGGTTGCGGCAGCGCAGTCGTACCAGCCGCCGACGTACGAGGAGGCCGTGAAGGTCGCCGCGTCCGATGACGAACTCGTGAAGGCCGCGGAGCTTGGCTACCAGGATGCGGCTATCCGCATCCAGCAGGAGGCCGCGCTCCAGGGTCAGAACAAGGAAGCCCAGATGGAAGTGAAGCTGGCTTCGGTCAACATCGACGACGACGTCATGGAGAAGATGGCCCAGGTGGGCTACACCCAGACGCACGAGAAGATCGCGGCCGAGCAGTTCAACCAAGGCTACGACGCCGCGATGGGTGAGGTCCGTGACCGTGCGGCCGAAGAGTTCATCAAGGGCGCACAGGAAGTCGACGCGCTGATGCAGATGTCGCAACAGGGCTGATGATGTACGAGGCGAAGGTCAGAAAACAGTACGCGAAGCTCTACAAAGAGGCAGTGGTGAAACTCGCCTCTACGTTTGGCATCCGCCTGCCTTCCAGCCCGCCTCCAACACCACCTCGGAGGAAGTGACATGCGACCACTGCCGACCATAAGCCAGGTGATCACGGCGACCCGTCAAGAGTCGGCCGGCGCGACGAAACAAGCCGCAGCTCCTTCTCTGGAGTACGCTTCAGAGATTGCTCGCGGGCTTCACGAAGTGGCTGAGATCGTCAAATCGGCGTCGAGTGTGCCGGTGACGTATGAAGACGTTCTGGGCTTCGGCCAAGGACTCCTCAAGGGAGGCTCGCGATGATGTCCCCGAAGGAACTCGCGGCGGGACTCCGAAAGACGGCTGAAATACTCCGTAAAGAGGAAGTTCAGGCTGAACATGCGAAGCTGATCAAGTGCGCCCAGATTCTTACAGCCACTCGCGGTCTCATCCAACTGCAAAAGAATCTCGGAGGCGTTCGATGACCACGATCATGAGCCAGGTAGCGGAAATTCTCGAAAAGACCGCCGATTACATCGAGCGGCTCGAAGGCGAGAAGGTCGCTACCCAGAACGAAGAGAGAAAGAAGGCTGCCTCTGTTTTGGCTACCCGGCTGACAGAGGCCGTCGGCGAACCTGTCGATGAATCTCTGGCCGTCAAACTGTCCAACCTTGACCCCGAGGTGCAGAAAGTCATCTCGAAGCTGGCAGGTGCGGAGAGAGTTGACTCGATGGGCGGGCCGAGCGACAATGACACTCAGAAGGTGGCGTCTACAAATGGGCTGCCGCCAGAAGACGCAAGGCTACTCACGTGGCTGAATAGCTGATGGAGGAAAACAAATGACCATTCTCAGTAGCAAGTTCAACTTCCACGGGCATGACCCGCATGCGGCGGCGAAATCGTCACTCCTGACGGTTCTCGACGTTGCCGGCGCAGTCGGTCCGTACGGTGGACCCGGCGGTGGGGGTACCCCGATAGCGGGACCGATCTTCCGCGGTGCCATCGTCATGATGGACGGAAACGGCCGGGCCGTTCTCGCCGACAACGACGTCACGGTAGTCCCGTTCCAGGCCACCAGCCAGCGGACCCCGTACTTCGTCGCGGTTGACGGCGACCAGGACTACGACGGCGCGTTCGTCCACAAGGTCTCCTGCATCCAGGGCGGTGCGGAGTACCTCACCGACCGGTTCACGGCGAACCCCGGCCTCATCCCCGGAGCTCCGCTGCGTCCCGGCGGAACCATCGCAGGTAACCGGGGCATGTTCGTCCTGGCTACCCCCAGCATCGTTCCTGGCGCTGACGAGCAGGTCTACGGGTACGTCGGTCCGGAAGGTGTCAACCTGGCGACGGGGCTTCTCCACGTCATCATTCCACAAGGCATCTGAGGAGGCAGTCATGAATTACCAGCAAGAGTCTCCGGAAGTGACTGCCCGTTTCGTGAACTCGAACTTCGTTCGCAAGATCGAAGAAGGGCGTGTCAAGGAAGCCGAAGTCGAGAGTTCCGCGTTCATCCGCGAGAAGCTCCGTCAAGAGGCCGCGGTTCGTGAGATCATCGTTCCGGTGGGCATCACCGAGGACGAGATCGACCGCGACGAGAACACGGATCAGCCGAAGAAGATCATCGACAAGGAGCCCGACTCCGCGGCGACCTTCTGCCAGTTCCAGGGCACCGGCCACCGGACCTGGTTCTACGGCCAGCGCTATTCGATCTTCTTCGGGAAGGTCGAGTCGCAGCGCTTCACCAAGTCGAAGTTCGAGCTGATGACGTACACCAGCGACATCCGCAAGATCCTGTCCGACAACTCCGTGAAGGACATGGCGGACGAAGAGGATCGCGCGTTCCGGAACCTGGTGGACGACATCATCGCCCTGAACCCGGCTGTGCAGCGGACTCCTGGCCCGTTCCAGAGCTCGACCTTCAAGAGCGCCATGCAGAGCCTCCTGAGGCGTCGGCGTCCGGTCGGCAAGATGCTCATGACGAAGAGCCGCTACATGGATGCTCTGGACCTGCCGTCGACCACGGTTGGCCACGACATCGCAAAGCGGCACTTCGACGAGGGCATCGAGTCCTCGCAGAAGCTGTGGGGTCTCCCGGTCGTGACCACGATCAAGGCCGACGTCTACGACGACACGAAGGCGTACGTCTTCGCGCCGCAGGCGCCGAACAACTTCCTCGGGAACTTCTACCTCCTCCAGGACGCCACCCTGTTCATCAAGCAGGAAGCGGACATGATCGAGTTCTGGTCCTACGAGGCTCTCGGGCTCGGCATCGGCAACGCGCTCTCGATCCAAGAGATCCAGTTCGGGCCGTAACATGAGGTGTGCATCGGGGTCGGGAAACCGGCCCCGATGGCTTTTTTCTGGGAGATACGCAATGATTTTTGTCCCACTGAAGAACATGACCGCTACCCGCATTGTTGTCCCTCAGGTGCGTGGTGCAAGCGGCAAGTCGCTGGTCTTCGAACCTGCTGGAACTGAAGGATCGGTGCAGCAGATTCCGCAGAGCGCGTTGGGACACCCAGCTCTCTCTCCGTATCTCCGTTCGGTTCCGCCAAAGCTGGTCGCTCAAGTCGAGGTCGCTCCTGTTCCCGTGAAGAAGGCCGTCCCCGTTCCGGCTCCGGTGAAGGTCCCGGCCCCAATTCCCGCTCCTGTTGTTTCTCCTCCGATGCCGGTGGAGCCGGTGCCCGTTGCACCTCCTCCGCCCGCTCCTGAGCCGGAACCAGAGCCGGAACCCGAGCCCGTTCCTGAGCCGTTGCCGGAACCTGTTTCGGAGGATGCTTACAGTACCCCGGAACCGGCTTCGAACGAGAAGCTCGGAAAGAAGAAAAAGAAGCACTAAGCCACTTCTTGCCTCAGTTCTCGATTCCGCCTAAAATCAGGGCATGAGTACGACGGTAGACCACAACTACCCTCATGCCGGTGACCTCCGCGTCATCAATTCCTCGGGTGAACCCGTGGAGGGTGCGGAGATCCGCGTCTTCCTGCTATCCGAGTTCCTGGCGGGTCATACCTCCACATGGGTTGCGGCCACGACAAGCGACATCAACGGGGAGTGGGTGGACCCGGTCATCCTGGCTGACGGTCAGACCTGGGCGGTGCACATACAGAAGCCGACCATGTACGGTCCGGTGCACGTAGAAGTCACGACGTGAAGGGAGCATAGAAATGGACATCAGTGTAGGGTTCGAACCGGTAGGAGTTCGACAGCAGGTTGGAGCCGGAGACCAGTTCTTGGGAGCGCTCCCTCACCTGAACGGACCGCCTGTCGTGGACTTCATTGTTCAGGACTACAATGCCAATCGGTTCGACTACGGTACTCCCCAAGGGACAGTGCCTATGACGAAGGTCGGGAACGATGGCGGCATCTTCAGGTTTCCCACGGTCGCGGTTGTGACCGAAATCCGAGCAGTCTGTGGGGCGGGCTCCGTTCTTTCTGTGTACGTCGAAGAACAGGACGGTACGTCTTCAGTTCTGGTCGCCGCAGGATTGTCCGGGGTTGCCGATCGCCACGTCATGGTGCCTGAAGGTCTCCCGGTTCTCCCGAGCCAGCAACTCCGAATACTGGAAACAGTTAGCGGAGTCCCGGCAGTCGCCAAGTCCCTGGCGGTTTACGTCGTAAAGCGCGGAAGGCTGCTGTAAGATGCCCGTTGTTATCCCAACCAACGCTACTCCCATTACCGTCCAGGATGTGCGGTGGTTTCTGCGGGATCTCCCGTCGAAGAATCCTCTTCTTCTTGAAGAGATAGAGTTCAGCGACGACGACCTGAATCGGGCACTTCAGTTTGGTGCTGACAAGTACAATGCGATGACGCCGCAGACCAATGTTCCGGCCAACCTGATAAATCGCTGGGTCCTGATGGTGTGTGCGTGCTCTATTCTTCTTCGTTCAGAAGGAATACGGCAGCTGCGCAACCAGCTCATTACTCAGGATGGGAATATTGCGCCGGTAGGTCTCGACGAAAAGCAGGCACTCTACATGGCGTGGGCGGACAACCTGCAAGCTGAATTCGACGGGCTCGCACGACAGATCAAAACACAGAACAACATGGAAGCTTGTTACGACGGTCTCAGCTCAGGCTACCGCTACATCGGTAGGTGGACTGCGTAATGGCTACAGCACCTCTCTCCACGGTTTACGGGAAGCAGGAATCCCCCCTCAAGGGGAGTAAAGCCTTCCTGGAAATCACGCGGTGCATTCCCGTGTGGCCGAGGAGAGTCTACATACAGTGGATCATCCGGAATCCCGTATCGGTCCCTCACTACCTTTTCAAGGTGGAGCGTTCAGGAAGCCATCACGGTCCGTGGGAGCTTCTCGTAGAGGATCTTGAGGACGAATACTTCTACGTGGATAACAACATCCAGTCCCCGCATAACGATTCGTCCATGGGGATGATGTCCCTGGAGCGCAAGCCATACTACCGCGTTACCGCGGAGCCGGGAGACTTGGAAGTAATCGGGGACACCTGGCCGGCGTTGGATCATCGCCGCCGGGGAATCCACTACAAGCTCACTCGCGACGCACTGCGCTATTTCAAGGTGGGGGTGGGCACGGAGGTCGCCATTTTCAAGAGGCGTCGGTGGGGTGAAAAATGTCCGATATGTCTGTCCTCTACTGGCCAGTCGACGCGTGCCCATTGTTCGACGTGCTTTGGAACGGGATTCGTTGGGGGGTACTGGAACCCTGTATACACATACGCCCAGCGCCGACCGTCACCTATTCAAATCCAAACGGCGCCTCAGGGGGATGTTGAAAGCAACGTCATCCAGATCTTGATGCCGCACATCCCTATCGTGGACATGCAAGACGTCCTGGTGTTCTTGCGGGATGACACGCGATACGAGATCAAGTCGGTAACTCCGACGCTCATCCACTCGCTGATAGTCCATCAGGAATTGGTGGTCTCCGAACTGGCAAGGTCTTCGAGAGAATACGGGCTCAAAGCCGATCACTGGCACGAGCCTCCGTGGTTTTAATATGGGCGGTGTAATACTCACAGACGAAGGTTACCGGTACCGACTTCCCCGCCTGAAAGGCGAGGGCGTAGACGTGTGCCCGGGAACTCCACTTGCCTTGGTGGGGTTGTGGGTCACGGCACTCCGCTATCGGTTCAACCGGAATCCCGCCGAGCCTTTGCCGTGGGTGTGGGATCCTGACCTCCGGCCATCCGACATAGAAGATGGACAGCCGGTACCTGAAGGTGAACCGCGAAAGCTGCTTATCGAAGCGGCATTCAACGTGGAAAAATCCACACGCAATTACCGCCCGGCAATCTACGTGGACCGCGGGCCGGTGACTGCTGACAAGGTGGTGTTGGACAACCTGGCCGGGCACAAGGCTCAGACGAGCTTCAACGCCTACTTCTGCCAGGCAAATATTCCTATTACGTTTTACTGCGAGTCTGAGAATGCCGCGGAATCCTGTCTGATTGCCGACACGGCTTGGTTCTTCGTATTGGCTACGAGGGACATCTTCAGGAAGGACTTCGGGCTGTACGATATCAGGGAACCGGCAATGAGTGAAACCCGGCCACTTGACGAAGATAAACAGGTATGGCAGACGACCGTCAGCTTTACGGTCACTCTGGAGACGCGGTGGTCTACTGTTCCCGTTGCCCCGCTTCTCAGGGATCTCGTCGTGAAGATAGGACTTACGGGAGACCCCAACTTGTATTATCATCAGGTAGTGCTTCGGGATTCCGGCGACGGAGATACGTCCGTCGAGTGAAAAAGGGAGTTCGTAAATGACTACGCACCGTCCAAATGTTGCCATCTACCAAGAGTTCAAGACTGTGTCGTTTACGCCCGCGACGCCCACGCTGGACGTGTTGGTCGTAGGGCCGTGCTACCAGATCTTGGACTACCTGGACGACAAGGATGACTGTTACGCCGACGCGGACTACGGCACGTATGAAGAGAACAATCCCTTCACTACGCCGCCCGCGGTACTCGTCACGGACGCTCCCAGCATCGAAGCCGGAGCGAAGCTCGACGCGGACAGCGTCAATGTCTTCTTCGACGAGGCGCGGGCAATCCTGGCGGAGCACTCGGGAGCGCCGGATGACGCCTACTACCGGCTGAACGACAACCTCTTCCAAGCGAATGCCGGTGTGCCTGGTGCGATCGGTGTTCACTTCGGGAGTGAGGAAGTCGCAGCGGGAGATCGTCTGATCGTCCAGCCCGCGGCGGGTGTTGACGACTACAAGATGACCATCAAGGAACTGGCGTACACCTTCAGTGGTGTGGGCTTCACGTTCGTGACCGCAGGAGTCACTAGTGGGGATTCCGTGGTCATCTCGGCCGACGCTGCTCCGACACCACGCAACGGGACCTACACGGTGAAGCGTGTGGTGAGCGAGCTCGCCCTGGAGGTCGAAGACGACGACGGTCTTCTGGGGACCGTCGCTCTCTGTAACTTCAAGGTTCTCGGCTCGGGTGGTACCGTGAAGGTGGACGCAATCGGCGTTGCCGTGACCGACGCCTGCTATCTGCGCACGACCTCGGATTTCGACGCAAACAGCCTCGCGGCCTCTCCGATTCTATGGAGAGTCGAGCGCAAGTTCGACGACTACAAGCTCGACGCGACCCAGTTCTCCGTCGACACCAACAACGACTCCATCACGATCAACAGCGCGATTCAGGTCGGCCTCAGCACCACCCTGCTGAACAAGGACGTCACGTACGCGAAGATCTACATCGAGTACCGGGCTCTTCGCCAGACTCTCCAGCAGATCAACGAAGTCTCCCAGGACACGGCCGCCATGGAGCTCCTTCTCGGGAAGCTCGACGCACGCAACCCGCTGCATGTCGGTGCGTACATCGCTGCGCTGAACACGCTCACTACGGTGAAGGTGTTCGGATTGAAGTCGGATGACATCGCAGGCTACATGGACTTCGTGTCGAAGATCAGCAATGAGCGCAAGGTCTACGCCGTGGTGCCGCTGACCTACAACACAACCGTTCTCGGGTTCCTGAACACGATGGCGATGACCCTGGCCGACCCGGACTACGTTCTTTCGAGCGGTATCCGGCAGAAGTTCCGGGCCGTGTTGGGTGCGGTTGACCTGCCGGTTTACCGCTACATCATCAACCCGACGAACAGCGCGACGACGCTCCAGAAGACGAGCACCAAACCGCTCTCGAAGGGCCGCCGAAACCTCGTGTTCGACAACGTCGCGGGTCTCATCGTTGCTCCGGCATTCATTACCGTCAACGGTGTCATCCCCGGAGACAAGATCGAGTTCATGGCAAACAGCGTCGTGTACAACTACACCGTCGCCCACGTCCGAGCGGACGACACCATCGAGGTCGATCCCGACGAGGGAGCCCAGCTGCCTCCGGGTACCTTGTGGCCGGTAGTCAGCCCGGTTCTCGTTGCCGACGGCGACTACCTGAACATCACCGACGCGACGGGGTTGGTGCTGAGGTTCAGTAGCGGTCTCTACAACACGATGGCGGGAGACACGTTCGACATCACCACGGACTACTACGACGACCTCTACCTCGTCCTCCAGGTTCCGTCGGCGCACTTCATCACCGATGGTGTTCTGCCCGGCGACATTCTCCAGATGCCGAGCAACCCGAGCATCAACGACTTCACGACCCCGACATCGTGGGTTGTCGATGACGTCCTCAGCGAGACGCGCCTCCAGGTCGTGAATGCCGGCAACGATACCTCGACGGTAGAGAACGAACTGCCCCACGAGGGCTACCGTGGCGGCGGCTCGTCAATTCTGCCGGGCACTCTGTACATGCGCGTCATCCGGAACTTCACGAAGGCGCAGCAGGTTACCGAGTTGCTGGCCACGGCACACAGCTTCTCCAGCCGGCGTCTCGTGTTGGCTTTCCCGGATCTGGTCGATGTGGCCGGCCTCAAGGACGGCAGCCTCGACCGCATGGGCGGGACGGACCCGATCGATGCTCTGTCACAACCTGGCTACTACCTGGCCTGCGCCATCGGTGGACAGACCGCGGGACAACCGTCGCAGCAGGGCTTCACGTTCCTGGGCATCAACGGCATCAGCCGGATCTACGGTTCGAATGACTACTTCTCGGAAGAGCAGCTCACCGAACTCTCGAACGGCGGTCTCTACGTCTTCACGCAGGACAGTCTCGCGGCGCTGCCCTCGACCATCCACGAGGTCACCACGGATGTGTCCACGCTGGAGTTCAGCGAGTACATGATCCTGAAGAACTTCGACTACATCGCGTGGACCTTCCTCGATGTCCTGCTGGCATTCATTGGCCGGTGGAACGTGACGCAAGAGACGATCCAGTTCATCGGCCAGGCGGAACAGGCGGTTATCGGAACGCTGAAGAGCGCGCGGAAGATCAAGATCGGGGCGCCGCTCATTGACGCGAAGATCATCTCGAACGAGATTTCGACCATCAGTTCCGATCGCGTGGAATCGTTTATCGAAATCGAGATGCCGATGGTCCTCAACATCATCGGTTGTCACCTGGTGGCATGATCGAGCAAGGACACATGGGCACTGCGTGTGCATTTCGCGATCTCGGGTACTCCCCGGAACAAGTGAAGCTCGCCTTCATTAACCGGGGTGTACCTGAAGAGGACGCGGATTACCTCGTAAAAGAGGCATGGGGTGGGGCGGTTGTCGGCGCTCTTGGAAAAGCTCTTCCGTGGTTGGCCAAGGTCTTCGGGTCGAGAGTTGGAGGGGCCGCCAGCGGAACGCTGACAAAGGGTCTGATGTCCGGAGGAAAGGTCAGCAAGACTATCGGAGGAGGACTGCACCGTTTTGGTCAGGCCGCACAACACAGTGTCGGGTCTCTCAAGCAGAGCCCACTCAAGTCTCTCGGCGGGGGTATAATGAACTTTGGTCGAGGGATGTTCTTCTCTAGCTCTAAGACTCCGAGTCTTGCTAACATGGCCGGCAAGGGATTCGGAGTGTACGGATTGGGACAAATGGTA